GCGTCAGAGTAGACGTTGGCTGTCGCGATGAGCTGACCGTCCTCGGCAATCAGAGCGTTCAGGCTCTTGAGGTCGATAGGCTCACCGATAGTATAGCTCTTTTTTCCGATGGGAAAGGTGAGCTTATTGCCGTCATTTAGGACGACTGATATGAAGGCACCATTCGGGCCTACAACAGGCTGTGCAGAGACAGCATCAGGGTGGCGCTCTTTAAGCACCGCTAAAAATGTACGCATTGTACAAGGTGTGTATAACAGAGGTTTGGCTATACACGTATTCAAGAAAAGGTTATTGATTGAGTGTTGTGGAAGAGAGGAGAGCATAGTTGCTCTTTACCCTCTCCCGTATAGCATCTTATCGCGAAAGATACATATACTAAGAAGGATGTGGCACGGGTAGCTCTTCATTGGCTACCCGTCTCAGCTATTGCTGTTAGGGCCATTAGGCCCACGACCACACGTAGTATAGATAGGGTCTTAGATTGAGTCTTGTGTTAATTAGAGAGAGCGATAGCTCTCTCGTTATTATATCTTATACTTCCTGTTACGTTTGTTTTTATAACGGAAGACATGTGTCTGTGCTTTAATAAAGTCTACAGCAGTTACAGCAATAGCCAGCATAAGACAGACGACGACAGTAGCCGCAGCTACAACCAGCATGGAGTGCAGGAATGATAGTAGTACCATTGTTATCTAGGGTTTATATTTTTGACATAGGGGGGTACCCCTAATCACGCAATATAGGTGGGGTCTTGGATTGAGTTGGTTAACACTCTCACAAACTACCCAATTTTAAAAAAATTTTTCTAAAAAAAATCCCCGCTGTTAGCGAGGAAGCTTAGTCCAATGAAAAAAATCATCTCGATCCCAACCGTCTGCAGGAGTTAATGATTGCTCTAACGTATGAACTTGATACCAAATATTTAAAAGTTCTTTATCAGCAATTATTTTTTGCAAGTGTGATGTCACTTTTTGTTTCTTGCTCTCTTTAGTAAATCCCATAATTTAAACGATCTTCTTTTACTCCCCTTCTTACGACTCTTCTCATTCTTACCCTTATTCTTACTAGACGGCTTAGGTGTAGTACTACCATCAGACTGATGACTTTCATCTAACCCATCCCCATTACCATAATTTCCTTTTGCACGATTGATTGCATTAAGCCGAGCTCGATACCCAGATTTATGTTTTTGAAAACGATCATATTCTTTACGATAATTCCTAGCCATAGTGTAAATATAAATAAGTTATTGTAAATTTGCAACATGGCAAAGAAAACCAATCACCAACTTTACGTTGCAAATGTCTCCTTACGCCCAGGAGTACATGCTAAAACTAAGAACTCAACTCATAAAAAGTCAAAGTTTTATAAGAAAAAATATAGAGGGCAAGGAAGATAAGTGAATCAAATCACTTAATAGTATAACTAAAAGTGATTTTAATATAATACAGTCACTGTTCCATTAAACTCAAACACACTTGTGTTTTGCGAGCTGTGAGCAGTAATAGTATATACGTATACTCCTGATGCTACATTGGCATCCCAAGCATCTATGTTAGATGCACTTATCCAAACCAAACCACCCCATCTATTGTACACCCGCACCTCCCACTGATCCCAACAGAATCCGTCAGCGATTACTTGCCATGTATCATTCCAACCATCTCCGTTAGGGGTTACGACATTTGGGGCATATATAGAAGTATCATCACACGGTACTGATGTACTACACTCCTCCCCAGTTTCACAATCAATATATGTTGTAATAGACACAAACTCTGTTATAGTGTCAGTAACGTAGACATAGTTATTTATTATAACATCAATATACTCCTGTACAGTATCTGGAGGTAATTGGACATACTCTATTAACGTGTCCACTTCAGTTACGTACACAGTATCAATCGTTATCCACTCAACATCTACATACTCTATGATAGTATCATATAATACTATCGTGTCAGTTTCGTATATGTAAACAGGGTCACACGGGCACAATCCATCTACAGGTAATATATTATCCCATGGGTTAACATCTGGGTAATCTGGAGCAGTCCCAAACGGGTTATACCAATCAGGGTTTAAAACCTGCGGGGCATTTGAGTAGTTTATCTGCCATATAAATATCTCAGCTCCTTCACAGAACGTCCCGTCATTATACCAACCCATCCATTTCTCATACAATGTAGGAGATCCAATGTTAGCGTTTAAAGCGTCAGCTAAGTTGAAGTTTAACGTGTCACCCGTCCAGGCGTAATCCCCATTAAAGTCATTAAAGTTTTGCTCTCCGAAGTCTAAAAAAGAATGCAATGGAAAGTTTGCAAACTCATATTCATTAAGTATAGTAACCCCATCAGATATTCCAATGTTAATATGATCTATCCACGGTGGTCCCCAGTATATTCCACAACCCACTGAGTTATGTACTACTATCTGTACTTCACCCGTCTCCCAATCAACGTTAGATAACTCAACGTCGCACTGAGCGGATGTAATTGGAGCCCATAAGGCTAGTAAATATATTAATTTTCGCATGATCCATAATTTGATAAAAACACCTGTAAATCACTAACACCAACTACTCCATCCTCATCAAAGTCTCCTTGACAAACAGGTTGAACACACGACGCATAATTAGGATGCTCTGTTAGTAATGGGTATACAAACCCATCCCCGTTTAAAACAAAAGCTGTACTTATTTCAGCACAATATATAATAGTATACCCTCCAGCAGGAAGTCCAAAATAATGACTTAGACCATCACAATCTTGATATTGAAAGTTAGTCCATTTTTCAGCCCCAACAGAACTGAATACATGTTGATTACATTGCCCTGATATAGATAAACTAATAAACATAGTTAACATAAATAATAATTGCCTCATACTAAGTAATTTAGTTAAAACTCAAAGGTAATAAAAATAATTTGCATTCTAACAAATCTATATTATCTTTGCAACGAAACCACTTTTGTGATCGTCCTTGAGGTAACCAGAATAGGACTAGACGTTGGGTTTGGAAGCTGTCAACATAGTCAGCGGAAGTCGTCCCCAATAGTTTCAAAAAGTGCGTTAGTATAAAACTCGGGTGGGAACAAGGCTATAGGCTGATAGAAATGCCCCCACGTAGGCTTAACACGGCGAGTGGAAATCTAACGTTTGACACAAAAACCAAGGGGGCAAGTTATGTCTTTTTGTAAACCTTATTATAAATAACTATGAAGTTAGAAGTATTACGATTTAACTATGGAGTAGATTCTACTAATGGTATTCTCTTTGATATATCAAATGGGCAACGAAAATTTTTATGCTACACACTAGAAGATGAAAGTAGAGAAGAAAAAGTTATGGGTGAAACTTGCATACCTGAAGGAGAGTATTGCATCGGTTTTCGCACTGTGGGTGGACATCACGCCAAATACTCTAAGAGATTTGCCGATATACACAAAGGCATGCTTCACGTACTTGATGTACCTAACTTTAAATATATACTCATCCATTGTGGCAATACTGACGAACACACTGCAGGATGCTTACTCCTGGGTAACTCGCAAGTAAATAACAACATTAAAACCAATGGGTACATTGGTAACAGTACTGAAGCTTACTTTAATGTATACCCAAGAATAGCTGCAGTACTAGAAGAAGGACAAGAGGACGTAACCATCAAATACACTAATTTTACCATTATTGAGTAAAATAATTGTAAACTATTTGCTTATATAAAATAAAGTTTTATATATTTGCCATAAACCAAACATTATGGCAAAATTAAACTTTCTCCCTACTCGTGACTGGCTTGTTCTCCCACTAGTAAAAAAAGACGAAACAGACTCAGGAATTTATCTTACTGGATCTGCTAAAAAATCGTTACAATCTAATATTCTTACTGTATTAGCCGCAGGGCCTGAGTGCCTAATGGTTAAAAAAGATGATACCGTCATGGTGCATCCAAATACTGAAGGCTTAGTTACGACTATTGATGACGTAGAATGCATTATGATAAATGAATTTTCTGTTTGTGGGGTTATTCCTAAATAATGACAGGCAGTGTAACTATATCACTTAAGGAGTTTGACAAACTTCGAGATTCTTCCCTCCATGCGGAACAACGAAAGGAGAGAGTACTTTTGGCTACTAAGGAGCTAGAAGTATTTCTCTCCTTTGTGTGTACTAGGCAAAATATAGATGTATTAGTTGAAGAATTCAATAGGCAGTCTAAAACATCTACTATTATTCTTGAGAATGGGAGAGCTAAAATAGTATTTAATGATGAAGAGTAGAACAATAAAAATAGCAGCTGATAGCACTTTTAAATTTTTACAAGTTTTTAATGGTATATTAGAGCTTACAGATAAAGAACTATTAATACTATCTAAGTTTGTAGATAATTCAAATCTAGGTTTATGTACAGCTAGTGCTAAAAAAATAGTAGCTACTGAGCTTGGGGTATTAGATCCAAATACTCTTAATAACTATGTTAAGAGATTAAAAGATAAAGGGGCTTTAATAAAAACTGTTAATGGATATAAATTATCTAAACTATTAGAACCAACAAATAAAGTAATAATTGAGATCACTAGATGATATAGTACGACTTTACTATAACTACACTCCTTACATTATAATGATAATGCAAGCAAGCAATGGAGATCTTTTACTAATGACAATATACGATGAGCAAACAAAAGAAACCACCATCTATGACAGAGATGCTAAAGAACTTTGCAACTGATGTAGTAGAGTATGCAAAAGCAGGAGCACCTCATGTATCAAAAAAACAATATAACTTTAGATTAGCCACTTGTGATGGGTGTGAACACCTAAAAAGAAAAGCTATGAGGTGTGGGTTATGTGGATGTGTAGTAGAGCATAAGGCTAAATGGGCTACATCTAATTGTCCAGATAAAAAATGGCCTCAAATTTTAATAGGGAAAGACGGAAAGAAAGTTAAAGTAGGGAAACAAGCAGGAGCCAAAGCAAAAAAATTAAAGAAACGTGCACAAGACAATAATTCAGAAACTAGCCAACAAACATGATCTTCCTTTAAATAAAATAGAAGAAGCAGTTATGTATCAGTTTAAGTATGCATCTGATGTAATACGAGCTGGTAACTTTGAACAGGTACGATTACCATTTCTAGGTAAATTTCATGTAAAACAAGGACGACTTAAATATATTCAGAAGGATGAGGGACCTTATAATAGTAAGTAACAACGTAGTTGTCCCAAGCACCTACGCACTTACCATCAATGAATTTAAAAGTTTGAAAGGGCAAGAGTTGGGCGCCGTATACTTCTACGCGGATCACAGATCCCCTTACGCTGTGTACGAAGAGGAAGAGCGAGGTAACAGGATTAGTCAAGATCTTAAAATTAAGTTTACCCCTAAAGTTAAAGGAGCAGTTGACAAGTATATAGAATTATCTGAGACTTCAGCTATTAAACTTCTTAAATCTGCACGCACTTCAGTAACTAAGTTAGAGAAGTATTTTAGAACCATAGACTTACAGTTAATTGATGACAATGGTAAACCAATATACCATGCTAAAGACCTGATAGCTAACCTATCTAACATGAGTAAAGTAGTTAATGGCCTTGATGACTTAGAAGAAATAGTCAGAAGACATGAACAAAAAGATAATCCAAATAGAGGTGGGGTTGTAACTAATAAATATTCTCAGTAATGTTTAAAGACAGCCATAAATACTCGCCAGCTGCTACAAACTATATAGATAAAGGGTTTTATACAGATGCATTACCTGGTACTAAAGAGTATTATGACTATTGGGACGGAGAAAAAACAAAATGTTTAGAAGGATACCTAGATATAACTGGATATCATTACTTCTATTTAAATTTTTGCCCTATTGACAGAGTTGTAGATGATGTTCTTAAAGATGGGACTAAAATTGCAAGAAGAGAGCGTACTTTTCCTGCATTTTACGACGGAGATCATGAATATTTCCACGCTATAGACAGAGCTAGAAAAGAAAACAAACATATGGTAGTGCTTAAAGCACGACGTAAAGGTTTTTCATACAAAGCGGGAGCTATGCTAGCACGTAATTACTTTTTAATGCGTAATAGTAAGAACTATGTCTTTGCATCACAGAAAGAATACCTTATTGGGGACGGGCTGCTATCTAAAGCCTGGGAATTCTTAAGTTTTATTGATGATAACACTGCATGGACTCAGCCTAGACTAAGAGACAGAGAAATGTTTAAAATGTCAGGCTACAAAAAGAATGTAAACGGGGCTGACGTAGAACTTGGGATGAAATCACAGATTATTGGGGTATCTCTTAAAGATAACCCGGACAAAGTCCGTGGTAAAGCTGGGGATCTAATATTCTTTGAGGAAGCAGGTTCATTTGGGGGATTACTTAAAGCTTGGGAAGTAGCTATGCCTACTATGCGTCAAGGATCTAAAACACTTGGGACTATGATAGCATTTGGTACCGGTGGTGAAGAAGGTAGCGGTTTTGATGGTATGGAAGAGCTATTTTATCACCCAGATTCATACGATTGCTTAGCATTTGACAATAATTGGGATGCTGGGGCAATGGGAACTCAATGTGGTTACTTTGTGCCTATACAGCAGAACTTAGATGGCTTTATAGACAATGATGGTAACTCTTTACAGGACAAAGCTAAAGAGCATGAGGAAAAACAAAGAGAAAAAAAGAAAGGAGCCAACGATCCTAAGGCATTAGACCAATATACAGCTGAGCATCCTTTTACCCCGCAAGAAGCAACGCTTCAAGTAACTGCTAATCTGTTTGATGTTACCTCATTAAAAGAACAATACAATAAAATTAAATCTCATGGACTTGAGTCGGAGGGTACTGCAGGTGTTATGTATTATAATAAAGACAGTAAAGTGTCATTTAGGCCTACCACTGATGCCACTCCTGTGTATAAATTCCCGCATAGAAAAGGGGACAAAACTGAAGGAGCTGTAGTTTTATATCAATCTCCTTATCTTACGCAAGAAAATGAGGTGCCTCATAACCTATATATTATATGTCATGACCCTTATGCTCAATCTAAATCAACAACTAATGAATCACTTGGGGCCGCATATGTTATTAAAAGACCTAATAACCTATCCAAACCGGATGATATAATTGTAGCTAGCTATGTCGGTAGACCACAAACACAGGATGAGTACAACAGAAATCTATTTATGTTGGCAGAATACTACAACGCCAAAATTGGATTCGAGAACGACCGTGGGGAGCTCATTGCTTACGCGAAAAGATATCGCAAATTACATAAGCTACAAGAAGAGTTTGAAATGCTGGATAAAAGAGAACTTAGGTCCAGAAACGTAAAACGTCAATATGGTATGCATATGACAGAACAACGTAAACGTCAAGGAGAATTATATATAAGAGATTGGTTAATTACTCCTAGAAATACAGATGAAGAAGGAAATACTACTCTTAATCTTCATAAAATCTATGATCCCGCTCTATTACAAGAGCTTATGAAGTTCAATCACAAAGGTAATTTTGACCGAGTTATGGCATTTATGGTAGGCATGTACCACACGCGAGAGTTATATAATAGAGAGGTGGTAGAAATTTTAGCAGATCGATCTCAAGATGATTGGTTCGAACGTAATTATAACTAATTTTGTAACAATGTATCTAGGAGCTAATAAGATCCCTCAACAGAGATTACCTCTGTCTAAAAAAACTAAGAAGTGGAGAGAAGAGTGCGTAGAAGCATATATCGACATCTCCAGGTTTGGGTTATCGGAAAGAAAAAGTTTTTTAAAAACACTTTATGATTATTATAACGGGGTCATTGATGAGACCGATTATAAGCACGTACTTAAACCTTACGGTAAAAGGAGAGAAAACTTCCCGTCTACACTTAAGAACTACCCAATCATTAAACCGATTATTGATCTTTTAATTGGGGAGAAGTCTAAGCGTCCATTAAATTTTACAGTTACAGTAACTAACGGAGACGCAATTAGTAAAAAAGAAGAGGAGAAGAAAAAGAAACTCATGCAAGCTATGATACAAGTGTTTGCAGAAGAGTTAGAAGGGCAAGAAGCTAATACAGATCTCCCAAAGGAAGTAATGGAGCAGTTTGAAATGTCTTATGTAGACAGACGAGCTATTCAAGGGCAAAACGCTCTTAACTACATTATGCAAAATGAAGAAGTTTATGATAAATTTCAAAAAGCATTTTTTCATTATTTGATCTCAGGTGAATGCTACACTCACAAGGGTGTACGACGTAATGAACCTTTCTATGATGTGATTAATCCACTTGATGTAGATTATGATAAAGATCCAGATTTAGAATTTGTAGAAGATGGGGACTGGTCAATGGTCCGACGCTTTGCTCATGCATCTACGATTATAGATCATTATGGGGAATACTTAACAGATAACCAAGTATTAGAACTTGAGAATCCTAGACATTCTTCTGTTGACACATACTTGTTATACAGATCAGAAGCATCTGGGGGAGATGCTAATGTATCTCGCAATAGAACTATTGAGGTTATTACTGTATATTGGAAAAGCCGTAAACGTATAGGTTTCCTAACTTATGTAGATCCTACTACAGGTATGGAAGAAGAGATGGAAGTTATAGACGGATTTCGTATGCCGGCAGAAATGAAAGCAGCAGGAGGTAAACTTAGATACGAATGGGTAAATGAAGTATGGGAAGGTACTCGTATTGATGGGAGGTTCTATGTAAATATTAACCCAATCCCAAATCAACGTACTTCATTAGATAACCCGTCGTTTTGTAAACTCCCAATTAATGGTAGACGTTACTCTGATATAAATTCAGAAAACATATCACTAGTATCTTTAGGTATCCCATTCCAACTAAATTATAATATCTTTAAGTACCGTATGGAGTTAGCTCTTGCTCGTAGTAAAGATATCATAGCTCAATTTGACATTAACATGATCCCAAAGAAATGGGATTTAGATAAGTTTATGTACTATGTAGAAGGTACCGGTATTGCATGGGTTGATTACAACAAAGAAGGTATACAACTGTCACCGCAACATCAGTCTGTGTTAGATATGTCAATCAAGACTATT